AGCATCCAGCGCTTTGAATTCATGCCACGCGGCGCAGCAACCACCAGCGAGGAGCCTGTGTTCTGATGAATCAAACCACACTTGATATTGCATTCAAGGAGTGGTGGGAGGCGTCCTACGGGCGCCCTCCCGGCACCCATGCAGTCATGACACACGTGGCGTTTGCCGCGCACATTCTTGAACTCTTGGAGCTGATGCAAGATGAGCGACCTAATTAACCACCCGCCGCATTACAAGCACGGCGACATTGAGTGCATTCAAGCCATCAAGTCAGCGCTTGGTGATACTGGATTCAGCGCCTACTGCAAGGGCAATGTGATCAAGTACCTGTGGCGTGCCGAGCACAAGGGCAATGCCGATGAAGACTACGGCAAAGCTGACTGGTACATGCGTCGTTTGCTATTGCATCATGAGCAGGTTTAGAGCTGGCCACATCCCAGGCACTGCGGTGCTGACGCCGCAGAACGCTATTGACATCCGCCAACGTGCAGCTGGCGGCGAGACCATGCTGAGCATTGCCATCACCTATGGCATCTCCATAGCGCACGTGAGCGACATCGTAAACCGCAAACGCTGGAAGAACGCTGAGCAACAGGTATGACTCAAGAACACCCGATTACTCCGCCGCCTGAGCTGGTAAAGCAGTGGGCTATCTCAAGCCCGATTCAGCACTCGGATGAGTTGTGGGTGTATGAGCTATTCATCGCGCGCCAGGCCTCCCGCTGGGGTGCCGACCAGGAGCTGGAGGCGTGCTGTGAGTTTGATGCAACGGTTTACTCAACCGACTGTGCCGATAAGCTTCGCCGCCACCGCCGCCCCAAGCCGCCGAGCTTGAAGGAGCAGGCGCTGGAAGAAGTAGGCGTCTTTGAAGGTATGGGCACATGCAACATCGACATCATCCGCCGCGCTCTTGAATCCCTGCCCGATTAGTCCGATCAACTTGTAAGCCGTACTTACACGTTGCCCGAACGTGTCAAACATTCCGGAATTTCCGGACAGTTCACCTACTCAACCAATGACCATCCTCTGCGACTACGAGATCAAAGCGCTGTGCAATGGCGGCATGGTGCAGAACTATGACGAGGCATTGATCAATCCCGCCAGCCTTGACCTACGGCTGGGTGACACGATCATGATCGAGTCGGCAGAAAACCTAGACATGCGCCCGCTCAGCATTGCAGGACGCACGGCAGAGAATCCCTACGAGTTGAAGCCTGGACAGTTCATCCTTGCTCAGACCATCGAGGTGTTCAACATGCCGGAGAATATCGCTGGCTTGTTTTTCCTCAAGTCCAGCCGCGCACGCGAAGGCTACGAAAACCTGCACGCCGGCTATGCCGACCCTGGCTGGCATGGCAGCGTTTTGACCCTAGAGCTGAAGAACAGTCGCCAGATACTGCCGCTGCCGCTATGGCCTGGATTAAAGATCGGGCAGATGGTGTTCTTCCGCATGAGCCAGCAGCCTCTCACCAGCTACGCCGAGGTTGGCCACTACAACCAGCACGGCAGCGTGATGGGCTCAGTGGCCGCCTAACTCACGCGCGGCATCTAGGTGCCATTGCTCCAAACCGCTGCGTAGCGCTGCTGATGCCTCTTGCGCTAGCCAGTGGATTTGAGACCGCTGGCTTGCTTCTTGCTCAGCAAGTAGCAGCGCATACTCCAACAGGCCAGCCCAATCTGCTGCAGCATGTAACGCACGCAACTGCGCAGCATTGGCAGCGCCATGAAATTGTGCTTCCATTGTGTGAACTAACGGATTCTCCATGTCTGATGCCATTGGCGACTACTTAAACAGTATCGCTCGCTATCCACTTTTAACACCGCAACAAGAGATACAACTGGGTCGACGCGTCGCAAGGTGGAAAGAACTTAAGGATCTTGATAGACCCTTAACCACTCAAGAACGCCGTGAGTTGCGCAGTGGTGAACGCGCCCGCCAGCGGTTTATGCAGTCAAACCTGCAGTTGGTGGTGCATGTAGCCCGCAAGTACAGCAAGCGCAACAATCAGACACTGGAGATGCTTGATCTGATCCAAGAAGGCAACATCGGCCTTGCGCGTGCTGTAGAACTGTTTGATTACAGCCGCGGCTACAAGTTCAGCACCTACGCCTATTGGTGGATTCGTCAAGCCATTGGCCGTGCATTGGTGCAATATGACCCGATCATCAGGCTGCCGCTTGGTATTCACGAGATGCTGGTCAAGATCAACAAGACTGCACAGCTATTTGCGCAGGATCATGGCCGCACCGCAAGCATGTCAGAGCTTGCTGCAATGCTTGATGTGACGCCAGAAATCATATCTGACACATTGCGTCAAGCGTACCGTGTCACCAGCCTCGACAAGCCAACGCAAGAAGATACATCTAACATCTTGGACCTAATCGCAGACGAGAAGCAATATGACGTTGAATACGACTGGCAGCTTGAGGTGCTCCGTGATCATTGCGAACAATACCTAGACGAACGCACTCGTGAAATTATCTATGCACGCAACAGCCGCAACCCTGTGCCGTGGAATGACCTTGAAAAGCGTTTGGGCATCTCACGCGGCCATATGTGCCAACTGCAGCTGCGCGGCATCAATCGGCTTCGTATGCTGATAGGCAATCCGCTGGCAGGCACCCCACTTGGCGCCAACGATACAAAAGATAGGGAATATGTGGAGGGTATGCCTAGCGGGGATGTGCAAGGATCACCAGCAGGAATGGCAGGCTAAAGTGTTCTATCATCAGATGCTTGAATCCATCGCAACACCGCAAGTTCACGATCAAGCAGATAAGAATCCTGCCGATTGAACCACTGCTGCCATTCTTCACTGCCTTTGCGGCGGTTGCAATTACGGCACGCTGGCACCAAGTTTGCAGTTACCGTAGCGCCACCTTTATGGCGCGGTCTGACGTGATCCAACGTGTCTGCTGACTCGCCGCAATAGGCGCATTGATGTTGCCAAGCCCCAAAGATTTCTTGTCTGAATTTGTGTTTTGCACTGCGTTTTGGTACGAGGTTTGCGCCATCAATGCAATGATCCACTTAGACCGTCGGGCGACACGTAACATCAACGCCGCCCCGAGCGCGTGGTGTTAAATCAAGCCAGATGCCACCAAGTGATTTTGGCATTACGATGCGCTCCACTGCCCATCCGCCAGTGCCACCAAACTCTTGCTTGTAAGTGCCGGTCTGCAGGTGCCAACGCTGCTCAACCCATGCTTTGCCGTTATCGCTGATGCGATAGCACGGATGCGCCACGATGCTGCGTTCGTGGTTGTGACCGTTTAATACGATGTCAGCATCAGGTGCGATCTGCGCATAGCGCCCGCCGCCCATCGTGCCCTTGGTGACAATACCGCCCCATGCACCATGGTGGAAGAACAACGTGCAGCGGCGGACGCCGCCACCTTCACGCTCAAAGACAAAGCGCACAAATCCTTGATAGCCCATGTGCTCAGTGACTGCGCCATCGTTGCGCATGAGCCGGACTACGTTTTCTAGTGGGTCGATCTCTTGATTGTTGAGCACGGCAGTTTCGTGGTTGCCGTCACCCATCATCAGGATCATCTCGCCGTAGGGGTTCAGGAAATCCGCTGACTCACGAAAAACCAGATCAAAGTAGTTGCCGCCTAAGTGCTCTGGCCTGATGTCGCCTTTGCTGCCGCGACGATCTTTCTTGCCTTGCATCAAGCACATCACATCACCAAAGAACAATGCCTTGCCACCGATGGACTTGCACTCTTCTAAATGTTGCTTGAGCAATCCACGGTTGCACTTTGGATTGTCTAGGTGAATGTCAGACGCTAGCAGGAATGTGACTGGTTCCTTGACGCTGGTGTAAGGAATGCGCACCTCTAGCAGCTCTGGCGATAATCGCGTGGATGTAATCGCCATGCCGTTGGTAGCGGCTTACACTGCAGTCTAGTAATCCCAACGCACTCTGGGCTTGCCGCGTCGCACCCCTAAATGCACAAATCCTTTAGGTGCGCCGTAGCCGAGTGAATAGGGCCAGTGATCATCGCACCAATCCTGCACGTGGTTGATGTTGACCTCGCGGATGTAAAAATCAACAGCTCCGACATTGGGCGCATCGTATAGGTGCTCGCTACCACTAGCCCCTCCGACTGCTGCATTGATGGCACGCGGACGGTAGCCACTTGTAATCACAACAGGCTTGCCGCCAAACCTAACGCGAGCACGCTCAAGAAATGCCGCTAGCTCTGCTGCCGTGTCGAGCTGATATTGATGGTCAAAGCGTCGTGCTTCTTGAAACAATGCAAACTCTCCGAGCTGCACATGCGGCGTAATGCGCGCAGTGAAGGCGCTATCCGTGCTGAGCTTGGCCGGATCCTGTTGCTGCTCACCAGCCCATAGCCTGCCTTCTGCGCGGCGACGACGCAGCAAGCCTGCCTCTACGGCACTGCCTGGATTGCGGTATAGCTCCATTGCCTCTGGTACTGCTGCCCAATCCTTATCCCGCAAGCATCTGCTGATGGTCTCAAAGCCAGCGCTGCCGTAAAAGCCAGCGCCAAGGTTGTAGGCAAATGACAGCAACGCACATTGCTTGTTGCCGCTCATTGCACCCCAAAAAGGCACGCTGCTGCGGAGCTTTTCTGCAATGCGCTCTACTTCAACATCAAGCAATTGATCGGCGTCAATCACAGTAATCTTGTCACCGCGTTGCACCTTGCGGCCATCTGGATAGCGCGTGGTGCCATAGCCGATGGTTGCTACATCCCATCCATGTAGTGGATCGGGGTAGGCGCTTAGGTGCACGCCCTCAAACTCTTTAATGAGTTTTACCGCTGCGTCATAATTATGCAACTTGCCGCCAGCCTGCCAAGTCTTGTACCATGCTTGGCTGCGATCAAACACTTGCGGCGCTGTTTTTATTAGCTCTGCCTCAAGCTCAGACACCGCCGCCATTTGATGCGGTGTGCCGTGCTTGTAATACTTAAACAGATCGGATAGCTTGATCATCGCTTGACGAATGGGGTGATTACACCGGCAAGGATCTCAATGGCCCTATAAATCTTGACGACAGTCTTAGCAGCAGCAGTCAGTGCTGCATCGTCTTTTGGTGTTGGCGTCAGATTGACCACGATCAATGCCACGCCGTGGACTGCAACCGCTAAGGCGATGTAATCAGTGACGCGATCCATGGCTAGCAGGACGGTGGACGTACTTCCAGCTTAGATACCCTTTGCTCAACGGTATTAAGGCGAGAGAAAAACTCCTTGCGATCTTCCTTAATATCCGAATGCAATACTTCTAATTGCGTTGCAATATGTTCAACGGCGCTCGTGAGGCGAATAACCGCATCACGTGCTTCGTCTGACTTGCGACTAAACCCCATTGCGCCCATAGCGGCAACTGAGATACTTGCGCCGGCCACTGCGGCTATGACTTCAATCATGGCAGCATTGGCTACGGGTATAGCTTAGCGACCCTGGCCCTTACGAAGCTTTCGAGTGCCGCGCGGCTTACTGCGCTTTCCGTTGCCTTGCCGGGTGAGCTTGGGCTTACCAGCTTGATGATCCAGCCGCCCAGTGCCGCTTTTTGCTTTAACAGCCATCAGCAGTCCTCCGCGTCGGCGTACTCGGGTTGGCCCTTGAGCCAGGTGTAACCGATGGCCAGCGGGTTATCGCCGGGCTGCAGCTCGCCGGTGGGCGCAAACATTGTGCGGTCCCAGACCGGACTGGCATTCTCGTTGCGGGCATCAGCGTTCGCGTAATGCGAAATCTGAATCAGCGTTTGCTCCTTGTCGCAGCGCATCAGGGTGATGCGGGCGTAGGTATCGGCCATAGGGATGCCGATGTTGGTCTGAGCCAAGGAAGTTGTGAGGGCCATTAGTAGGTCATCTCCGTGGTTTCAATTTTGGCCACCCAGCGGATGGTGGTAGCTAATGCGCCAGTGACTTCAACTTTAATGCCGCCGTTGGTGGTGTCTGCCGTGACGGCAACAGCCCATGCTGCAGCACCGGCGTCGTTGTGGGTCATGGTGACAGTCGGCGTGCCAACCATCGCGGTAGATGCTGCGTTAGCGCCACGTTTGATGGCACCGTTGATTGTCCAGCGGGCGGTGTTGCCTGCGGCTGTGACGCCTGCGATCACCTCACCGCTGAAGCTGTAGGCCGCGTTATTGGGGAGGATGACTTGGTTGGTGGTGCTGGCGGCGCTGCTGTCGCTGCAGAGGACTGTGGCGGTGGCGTCGGTGGTTTGGCGGCCTAAGAGTAGGAGGGCGGATTGGGTGGCGCCTTGCGCGTTGGCGATAGGGATAGAACAAGCAGGAAATATGTGATTTCCAACAATAGATCTTACGGTGCCCCTTCTTCCTCCAGCGACAAAAGATTGCGAAGCGTTTGCAATATTATCTATTCCGCCAACAATACAAGAATTAGATCCAGATGCTGCGTTGGTGTCACCCGCTACGACAATACTACGCAGTCCACTTGCAATATTGCCAATCCCACCCCCCACAAACGAATACTGCCCACTCGCCGTATTACCACTCCCCCCACAAACCGCAGCGTGGGTGTTGGTTTGGGCGGTGTTGCTCTGGCCGCCGCCGACGAAGGAGTAGGTGCTGGAGGCGGTGTTGCTATCTCCACCGACAACCACGGAAGACACACCAGAGGCTTGATTTGAAACTCCCGCCAAGATGCCTGAAGTTGTTCCACTTGCAACTTGCGCTGCGGTCCCTCTGTTTTTTTGAAAATCCGTAGATCTTTGTCCGCGTAGATTGCCGCCTGTCGTTGTTTCGTCAGGCACTTGAGCAATAGTCGCCCCGAATCCCTTGGCAACTAGAGCTACATCTAAGTTGGTTCGCAGGATTGTCTCTCTGTCTTCAGGAGGCAAAACAGCAACAACAGGACGGGTTGCATTGGTGCCTGTTGAAAATAGCCGAGTAACAATAGACAGAGCGGCACGTGACGCCCACCCTCCAGTATTCAGGTTCATGTCAGGTCACCGCCCCATGCGCTGACACGAACCGTGCCGGTGGTTGGCGCAACGCTAATCGTGGCGCCCAGCTTGTAGCTCGCGCTCGGTAGCACCAGATCCGTGTATGCCGTCACCAGGCGATAGCCCTTGACGGTGTTGCTGCCGGTGGTGGCGCTGATCGTCACCTGATCAAATAGGTCCCACTGCGTGCCGTCCCACAGGAACAGGTTGACCAGTGCTGCGACGGTAGTGGCGGTGCCTTGCACGTTGACGCTCAGCACCCGGGTGCCAGCGCTGGCGCCCACGATGAGGTCGTTGATTGTGCCGGTGCCATCCGTTGCGGTGTTCGCCGTGCTCAGCGACAGTCGCCCGATGCGCGGGGTGGAGATGAAAGAGGGTGAGGCTGCCATGGCTTAGATGCAGTTGACGTTGAGGTAGAGGTTGTCACCAACGGAGCTGCCTCCGCCACCGCCACCTGCTGTTGCCCATGACAGCACACCAGAGCCGTTGGTGCTGAGCACTTGGCCGGTGGTGCCATCAGCGGCAGGCAGTGTCCAGATGCGGTTGGTCGTGATGGTCGACGGGGCCTTGAAGCCGACATAGGCGGATGAGTCCGCATCAGCCAGCCGCAGCTCGCGTTGAGCGTTGAGCGTTATGTCAGTTTCAAAAGCCCGTGCCATCAGCCGATCACCACGACGCGATAGGCGTTAGAAGCAGGTGCCGTGGCAAACACCAACGTGGCGGTGGTTGTGCTGGTGCGTTGCACGTCCACTTCCACGTCGTCATAGGTGCCGGAGTTGGGAAACACGCGAATGATCACGTCACGAGTGTTCAAGCTGTGCGTGATCGTATAGCTGGTTGCGCTGCCGTCACCGATGTTGGTGCTGTACTTCTTGATCCGCCCGGACCAGCTGGCCAGCTTCAGCGGTGTGACGATACGCAGGTCGTCGGTGCCAGCGTCAACCTCGGCCTGCGTGGCAAGTTCGGCGATACCAGCAGTCGTCTCACTGGCTGCAGGTGCTGCAGCGGCAAACGATGTCCAAATGACATTGCTGCTATCAATAGTGCCGTTGACCTGCGTCTGACGCCACGTCGTACCAGCGTCGGTGCCTTCCTCGACGGTGATGATCGCCTGTTCAAGCTCAGCAAAGGTGCTGGCATCAAGCGAGCGGGTCATGGCAACCGCGCTGCCATTCCACACATAAATGCCGTTCTCGCTTTGCGTGGATTGGTTGCGCACCAGCACCCGATCCTGTGACGCCATGGTCACGCCATCAACCGTGGCGCCAGGACTGCTCAGGTTGATATTGCTTTGCGTGCCAACGCGGGCGCTGTCCTTCCATGCCAGACCTTCAACCGCAGAGTCCACGTAGGACTTGGGCACTGCGTCGCCAGATGCAGTTGGCGTCGGGACATTGATGACCTTCGAGACGCTTTGCAGGTCTAGGTCGGTAAAAAACTTGCGAGCCATGTCAGATCAAGCGAGCGAGGCCAGCGGATGCTGGGTTCAGTGTAACAACGGTTTGGTTATCACTTGGATGCGCCACATCACCATCAATTTCTTGACTACCACTATCAAGTAATTCAACAGATGGTTTATAGCCAAGATTGTGGTTAATAGTCCAAGTTGTTGCTGGTGCAATTTGTTGGTACACAAACGCAGCCGCCCCTGATGGTCCTTGCGGACCTTGCGTGATTGCGGTGACGGTGCTGGTAACAGGTACGGTGACAACAGTGCTGCTGCCGTTTTCGGTGACGGTGACCGTATTAGTTACAGAGCTGACGTTGACGGTCGTCATCCCGTATACCCCTCGCTGACGTAAATGATGCCTTCGAGGTAATACTCTTTGAGGCCGGAGGGGTTGGTCAGCAGTACGTCGTAGTACGCCTCATTGGGCAGCGTTGCAGTCTGGTCATCCGTCAACGCGATGGCGACTGTTCCAGTGCTGCGGTTGGTGTAGGTAACGGTGAAGTCGCCGTATTTGGTGGTGCGCCCTTGGTTCCAGGATTGCGCTGCAACGGTCCAGCCGGTCAGGTTGATGGCAGCGTCAGTGCTGTCCTTGAACTGCAGCGTGATGCTGTAGTCCGCCCGGCGCTGCAGGCTGATGTTGTAGGTGCCGGGTGAGATTGCCATGATCAGCTCAGGCCAAACAGCTCTTTCAATTCTGCAACCGTCAACCCAGCGGCTTCCAGCTTCTGCTCAGTGGTGAGCACTGGAGGGGCAGGTGGTTCAGGGGCAGGCTCGGGAGTGTTGCCTTCATCGAGCCATGCTTGGTATTCCCGCCATTCGGGGGTGCCATTGTTTTGTGGCGGCAGGAACATGATGCTGCCATTTTCAAGGGGCAGTTTGATGCTGGTGTTGGTGGTTAGTTGGTAGGTCATGGATCAAAGCTCCACAGCAGCAATGTTATTAACATAAACAATCACATCTTGCTGGCTCCCCGATGCGGAAAATTCTACTCCGTTAGCGTAAACACTATTGGCCGTTACGGTGCCGGTCCCTGCTATTTTTGATCCCATAGTTACATTGGGTATAGTTCTTTTGCTGACCACAAATTGACCTTGCCCGCGTATAATTTGCGTTCCAGAACTCCAAGGCAGCATGATTGCGACCGGGCCAAAAATCTCGTAATACCTCTGACAAAGCGCCAGCTCCTGCCCGTAACTCCTGCGTTCAAACGGGGTGGCGACGGTTCCGGGTTCTAGTTGCACATCAGTGATATACAAGAAATCGCCTGCAGTCGTATCTGTCACATCAGACCAAATGAATACGATAATGTTGTTAGTGCTGGCTGTATCAATGTTTGCAGACAGCGAATAAGTGGCGTAGCTTGTTGTGACGCTTAAATTCGCAGGCGTGTTCTCGTAGGTGGCATTGGCAATCAGCGTTGGATTGGTGCCTTCTGCGCCCCATGCGCTGATAATGTCGCTTGTCACTGTATCAGCAGTGCCAGACCACGCAACAATCGCGGCTTTTACGTTGTCGAGCTTGGTAGTAGAGCTAACTTTTGCCTTAAAACTCAGCGTGACATTGCCACCTGTTAGCCCAACGCAGTTGACGTTTTCAATAATTTGAGCAATGCCAAACTTCTTGTTTACTGTTTCAACATCAAGCGCAATGGCATATTTCTGATTGGTCGGTACGGTTGATGTTTCCTGCGTTACGTCAATAGCATCGTTGCCATCGCTCAGAATGTACCAGCGGTCGAGCGTGTAGGCGTCGTCATTATTGGCAGCGCTTACAAAACTTGTGCCCCGTTGCGCAACGGAAAAGTCACCGTTGATGATGCGGTTACGGGTGCCACTGAGCGGTCCGCCGTTGAGGTTTGCCACCTGCACCTGATCGGTGCCGGCGTCGATCTTGAACAGGTTTGGCTCGGTGTCGCCTTCAATCCTGAAGTCAACGTCAGCGCCACCATCATTGAACACCACCTCGGTGGAGCCGTTGAAGTTGACGCGTTGAACACCAGCTGTGGTGATGGCTACTTGGTCGGTGCCGGGGCTGTAGAAGCCGGTATCGGTGCCGCTGTCCTTGAAATACAGCGACGGTGCAGCAGCGGTGCCGTTCTCCAGCGCGATCGTTGTCCACTCGCCATCAAGCTGGTACAGCGTGATCCAGCCGCTGTTGGCTGCGTTGCGAATTTTGTACAGGCCAGTTGAAGTATCCGCCCACGGCATGTAGGCGACGGTCTCAGGCGGCGCAGTGGCGCTGCTGTTTTGCGAGAACAATGCCAGCAGTGCGTCGTTCAGGTCAGCGCGTACAGCCGAACCACTGCCGTTTGGAATTATGTCCGTGCCCGTCCAGTCGTACGTGGCCATGGATTATGCGCCTTTACCGTATCCTACCGCTGACCACGCAAACAGGCGATCAACTGCAGTGCCGCTGCTATTGCGGAAAGTCACATCAAAACCGCTGCTGCTGACGTTGGTCACATTGAAGTAGTCACCAGATTGCAAATTCTGAGCGGTGATGCCGATGGATGGCAAGATGCTGTTGACGCCGCCGAGCACAGCAGAGCCAGTCCAGTAAGGATTGGCAAACGCAACGCTTTTTGTGCCAGCGCCGCTTGCCTCGGCTACCACCGAGCTTTCAATGCGCCGCTGGAATGATGCTTTGTATCCCAGCTCGTAGCAGGCAAACGCCTGCGACAGCGTAAAGGCGGCGGCATCTAGCTTGAACTGGAACGCTCGCGCGGTGAAGGTGCCGTTGCCGAATTCTTGGTAGTCACTCCACGTTGGCGATCCAGTGGGGTTGTCGTCGGTGGTGCGCACGCAGACCTTGGAGTTCACCTGATCCGCCACTGCACCTTCAAAGTCAACCCACGTATCAATCAGGTCGGTGCGTTCGTCGATCAAATCAGACGGGTAGAAGCCGCCAGCAACAAGATGACGCCGCAGGTCTAGCGAATACTTAGCGCCTAGATCCAGCACTTCAGTAAACACATAACTGCCAGTAGTGGCAATGTCGCCGTAATAGTCAAGGTCTAGCAGCAGGTCAAGGTCTGCGATGGTGTCAAACAGTGCTGAACCGCCAAGCGTAATGGCGTCATATTCGACGCTGTAGAACAGGTTGGTGAACTCGCCTTGGAATGGCGGGTCGGTTATGTCTTCGCGTTTATCCAGCACCAAAAAGGCGCTAAGTGGATCGGGAAGATCAACAATGACGCTGGCCTCACCAAGGCTTTGTTTGCCGCTGCTGTCTTCAAACTTGACGATGTATTCACCCTCGACCATCGGCACGATCGCCTCGGTGCTGTAGCCAGGCACTGCAGGGATGAGATCCTGCGAATTAGTCCATGAGCCGGTGCCGTCTGTGATGCTGGTGTGGCGGATGTGGACGCGACCGCCGATCTTCACGTCAAGATCAGTTGAGGCGCCCCAACGCAAGCGTGCAGAGTTGGCGCTGATCTGCTCAATCGTCAGATTCTGTACATTGGCGGGCTCAGCTAATTTGCCGCGTGCTGATACATCAAGACGTGCTGCTTGCGCTGATGGCCGCAAGCCAGGATTGACGCCATAGATCAACACTTCATAATCGCCAGGCGTGGTGTCATAGATGACGTATTCCTGCGTTGTGACGTAGCTCTGCGCCCAGTTGCCGTCTACCCTGCGCCATTGCACCAGGTATTGCACAGCATTGGTGCGCCCATTTTCATCAATGGATGCAAGCCAGTTGATGATGAGCTTGGACAGCACCTGCCCAGACTCTTCGTACAGCACCTCTTGAAAGATTGGCGCACGTGGTGCGCTGGCTGGCTTGTTGAGGTCAGTGATGTCGCGCTCTTCTAACGCCGTGCCACGCTCGATGTAGTCGTATTTGCTGGCGTTGTAAGCAATGGCGCTGATGGCATAGTTGCTACCGTCTTGCTCTTGAACGGTAAGCACGCGCCACGTTGACGTTTGGATGGCTCTGGTTTGATAAATCCAGACGCTGTTGGCGTTAGGTGCTGTTGAGAATGCCGACGACACAGTGATCACATCACCAGCGATGGTTGCGATGGTGCGCGTCTGGACGCTGCCATCAGGCATGATCACAGACAGATCAGCGCCTGCTGCTGTCAATCCAGTGGCATCATCAACGGTGATGGCTGTGGTCGTTGCAGCAGAGATGCGGCCACCGCGACGTGCGCCAGCCTTGACTGGATCGGCTACTTCAATGATCTGCCCAGGGCGCACCAACACGCCAGCATCAATGGAGGCCGTGAAGCTGATGATCTCGCTTTCGTAGCGTTCGGAATACAGCAGCCACTCGCCGATGCGATACGCCTGCCCGCGACTGGTGCAAGCAAAGGCGCTGATTTCAGTTTTGACGACGCCATATTTCTGGATGGCTTCTGCGTCTTCTACGACTTCGTAGGCAATGTCACGCGACTGCAGATCGAGGTAGCTAACAACGCAGACCGTGGGACGCGTCTTGCGGCTGCCACCTTGATAGCTGAAGCCTTCCTCGGTTACATTCGCCAGCGTGAACAGGTAGGCAGTATCAGCGGGCCTGTCTTGACTGATTGTCAGTGCGCCAGTGCTCCAATACGGCATACAGCGCATTACGCTGCACATGTCGTTGATTAGCTTGTACGCATCTTCTGCAGTTTGGATGTTGACGTTGCAGGAGAAGCGCGGCTCCTGTCCGCCGAAGCCATCAGGCACCAGCTCGGAGCAATACTGGCTGGCTGCGTAGAAGGCGAACTTATCAAGTTGCGCAGCTTCAATGTGATCACCAAAGCCATAGCGCGTTGATGTGAGCAAGTCCCACAAGATCCACGCAGGGTCGCTGCACCATTGCGCTGCACCAAAGGTGCCGTTCCAGATGCCGGCATAGATCAGCCTGCCGGTAACGCTATCAACGGTGGCATTGCTTGGGATGCGCACCTTGATGCCACGGATCAGATAGGACCGCGATGGGATGCGGTTGAACTGCTCGGCGTCAATGCGCGTCCAAACCAGGGCACTGTTGGGATAGCGCAGTTTGGCGTAGATGATTTCGGTGTAGCTGGTCCAGTTGAAGGCGTTGACGACTTTTGGGTCGGTGCTATCTGGCCGGTCGCGTTCGATCTTGATGTCGATCGGATACGTGCTGGCAAGGTTGATTAGGTAGTCACGCTGATAGGCGTCACCAGTGCGTCCGCTGATGGTGCCGGTAACGGCCAAGTTGTAGCCGCCACCGTTGTACTGCACGTAAATGCGCAAACCAACTTGCGAACCGAGCACATCGCCTTCGTTGGTGAAGGTTTGCAGTTGCGGCACCGTAATGGTGATACGTGCAGCATTAACGCTGGTGTCTGTGATGGTGCGCACCACTGGCGATGCGTACTGCACCTCAACGCCTACTGACTTCTCATCCTCTACGTCAGATGTGCCAGGGATGTAAGTCTGATTTTGCGTGCCATTGCGCGTGGCAATGGAAACGTTCTGGAAGTTGTATGTACCGTCTGCATTTTGCAGCGGCGTGTTATCAATGAAAATAGATTGGTAGCCATTCTTCAGCCCTTCGATCTCGCCCTCGCTGATCAAATCGAGGACTTGCGCATATTGCTTGGAATTAAGACTGTCGGTTTCAGTAACAGGAGTGCGTGGTGCGGGTTGCGATTGTGCGCCGCCGCCTTTACCGCCACCGCCGCCAGCGCCATAAATGCGGGCCATCAGCCGTACACCTCTACGGTATCAATACCAGCCGAGATGGTGACAGATCCGACTAAGGTTTCGCCGTAAACAATCGGCACCGGTGTGCCTTGCCTGCTGGTGTTTTGGATGCCGCTGAAGCTGTAGCTCTTGCGTGGATCGTTGTTGTCTTGTGGTGTGCCGGGTTGGTTGATTTTTGGCGTCGGGGTGAGCAGGCCAGCAACCCCACCAAGAACAAGGCTTACGCCAATACCAGCCAGAACTGTGCTGACTGCAACAGGTGCAGCAAGCCCAAGCAATCCGATAGTTGCGCCGCCAGTGAAAAATGCACCGGCAATCAATGCAGCCCCAATCAAAATACGCCCCACATTGCCACCAGCACCCACCAACACCGGCACTACCTTGATCTCCTGCTGCCCAGCTGGATCGTGCAGCTCGTCCATGGTCAGCGCATATTTCCCCACGCTCACGCGGTAGTGCTGATCCGCCATGTGCTTTTCAAGTTGCGGGAAGTTCACCACCAGAAATCGCACAGCCTCAGCGGCACTGGCAACATCTGCCTCAAACACACGCTGCCCCAGAAACTTGGCAAGTCGTCCATATACCCGGATCTTCCGCAGCATGACTCGACTCAACCTCCACCTATCGTAACGAACTTGGGGTGTCGCAATCTACGGCCTGTGCATTTTTGCAGCCAACCGCCGCCGCCGTATAGGTCACGGCTGCTGAGGCGTCCGCGCAGGTGATGTAGCACCATGCTGTCGCCGATGTAGACAGCGCAATGGTTCAAGCCACTGCCTGAAATGTTCATCAGCAGGAAGTCGCCTTTTTGCAGCTCTTGCTCTTCTTCCAGTTCTCGGAATCCAGCCGCGCGCCAGCAGTCGTCAAACATTGGTGCCGCCTCAAACTGCTCTGGCGTTAGCGGGCGCTCCCAATCTGGGAGGTGCAGGCTGTGCTCTGCGTACCAATCTCGCGCCAGTGTCCAACAGTCGCTGACGCCCCATGTCCACTGCCTGCCGATAAGCGGTGCCTTAAAGCCGCTTGGCTTGCACTCGCCCCATGTCTCAAGCTTGGGGTTGACGATGTACCACGGCAAGCCGCTTGCTTCGCAGCCCATCAGGTCTGGCTGACTGGGGACAGGTGGCGTCATCGGGTGAGAGTGGACGACGGCTACCACCTCGCCTTTGTCTTCCGCAGCGGCATAGTCGTCAGGATCGAGGATGAACTGATCGCTGCCGGTGCTCAGATTGCGGCATGGCACATAGTGCTCGCGCCCTTTGATCACTACCAGCAGGCCACATGCCTCGCGCGGATCCTCGGCTTTGGCGTGGTCAAGAGCATCAGTGCGCCAGGTCATCCGCTGAAGGCTCCGATGCCCGGGTAGCTGCCAAATGGCAGCTCAGCCGTAGCGCCAAAGTGCGCTTTGCAGTCAGTCAGTGTCTTGAGGCATGTCGGCAGCCCGCCGCTGTAGCCGCACTCAGTGGACTTGTACACCCACTGGCAGATATTGGCGATGCACTGCCGCTTGGGTGCGCTAACACCAGCAAGGTCAAACGCTGCCGCAAGCTCGAACTCCACCACCTCGCGGTTTTCGATGGTTTTGCGGTCGAGGTAGTAGATCTCGCGCGGAAACTCCGCCGTTGGGTCTGGGCTGTAGGGGCTAACACCGCCGGGAAAGTTGACCGCGTCGATGTAGCGGGCCAGCGTGCGGATGCGGGTGAACTTGGCACCCTCCAGTCCATCCGGCAGCGTCAGCAGCAGTGCCGTGATGGTGCTGAGGATGTTGCTCACGCGAATCTTTGGACGCGGCAGTTGACCGTTGCCGCTGTATTCAAAGCCATCAGCCTCGACTGGAAAGCGCTGGTAGCTGTTGCCATTCCACACCACCTCGCCATTGTTGTTGAGACTAGTGCCAGCGTGAAAGCGGTAGATATCAGTCGTGCCGTGTTGGGCAGTGTTTAGCTCCAGCTCAAATAGCTCAATGACAGCGCTGGGCGCTACTTCCTGTAGGGCTGAGACGGGTACGGTCATGGCTCAAATACTTGCCGAAATGTTGCCGTGATCGTTGCGCGTCCGGTGTACGGGATTGTCTTCTGCCATGTTTCGCACACCCACTTAGCAGACGATTCGCCCGGTGGTGTCCAGTCAAAACTGGCGCCATCGGCAGCGCGGGCGTCCAAGAATGTCTCGATGGTATCGCTGTTGGCTTCTGTGATGTTTTGCCAAGTCAGATCCCACGTCTTTGGGTTTTGGTTCAGGCCAAACGTGATCCGCTGTTCGTAGCCATCGCCAAACTGCGTCTTGCGCACCTTGGGCGCTGATGATTTATTGGCGCCATAGGCAGGCGTGATTGCAGGGAATGTAGCCATTACGCGAGGATGCCTCCGGGTCGCCTCTGCTTAATCAATTCTGCCTGCACCGCAGCAGCAATGACACGGCCAAGCGCCTGTCCTTCGGGCTGGTTGCCTTGCACGTTGGTGCCTCCTGCATCGACGTTGACCACGATATTGGCACCACCACCAAAGCTGCCAGCGCGGGCAATGCCGCCGCTGCGCCCTGGCATGAATAGCTCCGGTCCACGCTCGCCCACGAGGTATGGCTGCCCTGCCATAACGCTGCCGCCTTGGGCACGCTGTGGGATGCCGAAGTTGGGGCCGAGCGTGCCAAATTTGCCGACCATGCCACCGCCTGCACCTAGTGGTGTTGCGGCGCTGAATGGTGTTAGCACGCCTTTTAATGCATTAATTGCCTGCTCAATCACAAAGATCTGCAGCAGTTGCTTTGCGATGTCGATCAGTACGCCAGATGCAATCCGCTTGAGGCTTGCGCCAAATGCCTCGGATCCAGCAATCAGCGCATCAAATGCACCGCCAATGCCTTGACCAAGAGTATTAGAGATACCATCTGCAAGCTTGAGCTGATTCTGGGCTGCTGTGTTTAGCTCGTACTGCTGCTCGATGTGCTTTTGCAGTGCATTGAATCTGTCCTGATCAGCCCTTGCTTGCAGCTCGTTTAGATCGCGCTGCACTTCGCGCTGGTTGGCAACTAGCGCAGTTTGCTGTTCAAAGATAATTGCCTTTTTAGCCTGTTCGTTTGTTTCCTTGACCAACTGTTCGGCGTATTGATATTGCAGATCAAGCTCACGTTGCTGACCTTGCAAACGCGCAACGAGCATCGGATCTCGCGCTGCTTCTGCTGCCGCAATCTTGTCCTGCAGCTCGGACTTAGCGCGAATCAAACCAGTCTCAGCAATCCGTGCCCGGATGACTTCAGCAACGCGCTCGGCTTCTTTCTTGGCGGCTTCTGCGGCGCGTTCTGCTTCGCGCTTTGCTTTGTCGGCTGCTTTTTCAGCGTCGGATTTGCCCTTGCGGCTGCCGCTGTCCCCCCCAAGCAATTCCGGCACCCCACGTGATCCTTGGGGTGCAGTGACTTGCGGCTTGACTTGTCCAGTGCTGATGCCAAACGATTCGATTAGATCACGTTCGCGTTGCGCAGCAAGCTGCTGAAATTGTCGATTGCGCTCGAATGGATCTTTGATTCGGCGCATGTTGACAATTCGCTCTGCTTCGCTTTGCGCTTGACGCAGCACTTGCTGACGCTGCGCTTGCCCCATGCCGAATGATTTAGCCCTAGCGCCAGTTGCGATTAGCTGATTGATTGTATTAAGCGCAAATATAGCTTCATTCAGCACTGCCTTAATTGCTGGAGTTAGCGCGGATCCAACGGTTCGCGCCAATGACTCAATGCCATCTTGCAGCGTGCTAAATCGCCCATTTAGCGTGTCGCTTTGAGCGATAGCGCCGTTAGCATATTTGCCACCTGTATCTGTTAGCCGTTGCAGCGCAACTTCAACGGCTTCTGCGCTGATCTGTCCTTTACTCAACGCCTTGCTAAATTCCTCACCGGTGAGCCCATACATCTTGCGCAGCTCATCCTGCAGCGCAACACCACGCTCTTGGAACTGCAGCAGCTCCTCGCCTTGCAGTCTGCCCTTAGCGATGACTTGACCGTAGGCAAGGGTCAGCTCGCCTAGGTTGGCGCCAGTTGCTCCGGCAACATCGCCAAGCCGACGGGTGGTTTCTGCCACGTCTTTGGCGCTAACACCAAAAGCCGTCAAGCGCTTAGCGCTTTCGATTAGCTCGGTGCCTGTGAATGGCGTTGCTGCTCCAAGTTGCTGCAGCTCTTGGATGATTTGCTTTGCTTGCTGAACGCTGCCGGTCAGCGTTTGAATGCTTCTGGTTTGAGATTCAAGCTCTGCAGTTTTGGCGAATACGAACTTGGCTGCTTGAATCGTGCCAAATCCTGCCGCTAGCCCGGCGACTGCATTGCGCAGAGTGCCGATGCCAGCTGTAGCCGCCTTTGACGCTGCGTTGACTTGCTGAAGATTGCGTACAGCACCTTGGCTGTTTACCTGTACGTCAACAACAGCAACAGCCACAGCGGCACCTCCCTATGTGATCAGTCTACCGGTGCCGCGCCTTGTCTATCTCTATCTTTTCGCGCTTGCCCTTGACCTCATAGTAGGCTGCAAAATGTATGAACTCAGCATCAGTCAGCTCAGTGCGCAACCGGCTAACTGTCATGCCAAGTTCAGTTGCCAGGAAGAACTCAAAGAATAGCCAGGAGTCTTCCTCTAGTCGTTTTTTGCTTCTTCAATGTTGGCTTCACCGCCAAGGCCAAACAGGAATAGCTCTAGTTCGTTCAGTACACGCTCAGGCAGCTCTCGTTGCAGCTTGGCAGCATCAGCAGCGGCGAATGCCTTGGTGCCATTTTCAAGCTCTGCCATCTGGCACAGCATCTGCGTGCTGATCTCTAGCGCCTCATCAGAACCGGCAAGCGTAGTTGCCTTCTTGCGATCAGCACGGGTAATGGGCTTGAAATACAGATCCAGCACCGCATCGCCAGCGTCATTGGTGACGCTGAATTTACGGCGCTGGTTCAGATCAAAAGCACCCGTGAGTAGATCAACCGGGCGCTGTGTGTTGGCAGGCATCAGATGCTAAGTGTGAGAGTACCGCTTGAGACGAAGTTAATCGTCACAATCTCGATCTCGCCAACCGTAGCACCGTATTCAGTGCTCGTCACCACAATGGTGCCCGTGATCTTCTTGCCGCCGGTCTCATCCAGATACAGCTCAACGGCTGCATCGGCTTCATCAGTGGCTTGGTTAGCGTCCTTGATCAGATCCAGCTTGTCGCCAGATCCAGGCGCGTCGTACATCACCTCAATGGTGCCAGAACCGCTGATTAAGCCGCCCACGTTGGCGCGATAGGTAGCGCCATGAGAGGTTGCGTCGTACGACTCCTTTTCAACAGTCATACTCCAAGACCGCACTGCTGCGATCTCGGAAAGACCACCACTGCCAGCCTTATCAAAGAAGACCGTGCCTTGTTGCCCGCGATAGAAAGCCATGATCAGATGTCCAGCGAAATGGTTCCGTTGGTCACGAAGTTCAAAGTAATGACTTCGATCTCGCCTACGGTGGCAGAATACTCAGCCGAAGTGATCACGCCGTCAAAGCTAATCTTCTTGGTGCCGCTGGTATCAAGGTACAGCTCAAACAGAGCCTCACCAGCATCGTTAGCAGTGTTGATGTGCTCGATGAAGACGTTAGTCTCATCGGCGCTGCTTGCGGTGTAAAGGATCTCGCAAGTGCCGCTGCCGCTGATTAAGCCGCCCACGTTGGCGCGATATGTAGCGCCTAGCGCCGTGGTGTCGAGCGATTCTTTCTCGACAGTCAGCGACCACGAGCGGGTGCTAGTGATGGTTGCTGCAGTAGTGCCAGCATCGTCAAACTTGACGCTGCCTTGCTGCCCTCGGTAAAAAGCCATGGCTAGAGATCCTCGAAGGTTTCAAAGGTCATTCTGACCTGAGTTTGGAAGTAACCCTCAGGAGCTGGCGCAGCCACCACCTCTGGGCCAGTTGGCGGGTCAAAATGAACACCGCTCACTATGACCCTATTGTAAAGGTCACGAATGCGTTTGCCGATCGTGTAGTTAGCGCCAGATCCTACGCCTACTGCAGTAAAGATATTGACCACGATCACGCCAATCACGCTATTGCTGCTGCCCGTGCTGCCACCCATCGTGAGAAAGTTGTTGTTGCCAAAACTCACTAGGCATTGCACCCACGAGCTACCGGGCGTTGGCATGTAGGGCTGATTATGAAATACCACCGGCAGAACTGGCGCTTGCGTTAGCTCAGCCGCCAGCCGTGACTCAATGGTTGCGCGTATGGTGTTCAGGTTGACGGCTGCCATTAGTCTTGCCTCGCAATACGGCTAGCTTGCTGCTGCGCCCAGTTGGTCATCTCGCGGGCGATCACATCAGTCCAGCCTGCAGGAGCCTGGATGCTATGCCCATTCGCCAATGGCTCCGCGTATGGCAGGTTGTTGTGGATGTGATAAACATTGCCTGCCCGTTCCACTTGGTAGTCAAGTCGGCGTGGTGGCGTAATGCCGCTAGGGCTGGCTTGCGGTCCAGCGTCGTAGCCAGGTGTGCCTTGCTCGCTGATTGCCCAACTCAGCCGGAATCGGCCAGTGTCAACCGGGCTGGCTTGCTTCAACCTGCTATCAGTCTCCAGCACCGTTACACGCAGTAGCTGTTCGTACTTCTCAGTGGAGTAGTTGCCGATATCAGCTAGGTTGATGCGGCGTGCCATGGCTATGCCCTCAGGATCAGCTCGTAAGTGATTGCCGTGTTGTCCTGTTCAATCGTAATAACGCGGATCACTTGATGCAGCACGCCGCCAATAACCACGCGGTCAGTAGTGGTTGGAGCGGTAGCGACATCAGCAGCAGCAATAGCAAGCCGCTTGTCGCCAGCTTGCACTAGCTCGTTGACCTCACGTGCATTGACATCTTCCAGTACGCCACGCACTACGGTGTCGGTTTCGACTTGGCTGATGGTGCCTGTCGTTGGGTTGTAGACGCCTGGCGTGACTGTACGGATCGTCGCCTCACCGCCAAACTTTGCCATCAGTTTGCTGGCAACCTTGCGTAGCGGGCTAGCTAATGCCATCAGGCAACCTGCACTGCTGTAAGGATAATGCCAGGGATGGAAGGATGCGCTGGTTCCGATGGCGACGATGGCAAGGATTGAATGCTGGCCGCAACGTTGGTTGTTGACCAGATCAATTCCAAGTAATCGCTAGCAGCAAGCTTTAGGACGTAATTCACGCAGCCGATGACATGACCGTCAACGCCGCCATGACTGGATATAATGCTGAACCTGCTATCCGATGCTGGTACGTCACCGCTAGTGCCGCTGTCGTTTTTGCGCACCCAAATATTGACATCGTGAATCGATGTGCTGGTATTTACAAATTGGACCGAATAGGTAATGCTGTAAACACCAGCACGGGAAAATGTAACGCGCGATCCACTGGCAATGCTGATGCCTTGGCTGTCTGGATCTGTTGAGTTAATGCCAACCGAGTATGCCGTATTTGCTGCTGCAGCAATTTGTTGTGTTGTGTCGTAGAACGACCCCCACAGCATTTGATTGCGGACTGTATCGAGATTGCTCGTGAACGGGTTGAGCTTAAAAGCCATTACTCAACTCCGTGTCACGGTCATCAGATTATTGTTGCCGTCGTAGGTCATCGTCAGCGTTGCCACGGTTCTGCCGCTAGCACCACCGCGCTTATACGTTGCGGTCAATAGGTTATTGGCGCCATCGTAGGTGTTGACGATGTAGTCATGCGTCGGGATCTCCAGCCCGTCGCGGCTAACCGCATCACCACCACCAGGAAGAACGTAAGCCATCAGAGCCTGTAAGCGATGACAGTGCCGCTGGTCAGGGTGATGCTGGTAAACACACCCTCGATTTCAGTGCTGGCCTTGAAGGGGATAGCGCTCAGCGTGTTGCCGGTCCAGTCTTGCGCGGTCAGGCTGGCAATCACAGAATCCTCAAGCGCAACGATCTTGCCGAAGCGTCCGGCGTGCGCTGCGGTGTCGTCGATAAACTCAGCGCCGGGGTATGCGTAGCTCATGATCTGCGGATGGCAAAGTTGCCTGGTCCGCTAATTCTAAGCCCGGTTAGATATCGCTCCACGATCGGCGGGATCTTGTCAGCGCCCACTGCGCCATAGCCAAGATTAGGCGTCACGTCGATACTGCCGATCTTGACGTTCTTGTAATCCTCCAATCCGCTCAGGCCAATGCCGTCTGGATTGTTATGCAGATAGACCGCCAACACCACTTGCGCATATTGCACCTGCTGCGGGATCTCAGTCTCGGTGTAGTAATCCGTTGTGATGCGAAACGGAAACCCGACAGCGTAGGTATTGATGTAGGTGTCAGGCTTGCGCACGCCAGTACGCGGCCACTGCAATGCCTGCGTGTCAGTTGCGCGAGCGCCTAGAAACCGTTCACGGTCCAATCGCTGGGTAGCGGTAAACAATGCCCGATTCTTCTGGTCTGTGGTCGCTGATGCCCATGCAGTTACATCAGCATCCTGCACAAAGCCATCAATGATCTCCTGCGCTGCTGCCAGCGTCAGATACGAGTTTGCGCTTGCCGACCCGACGGTGGCTACGATTACGACTGCCATCGTTCGGTGGCTCCTGTGTTTCTAGTTTAGGTTCAGGCTCTGCAATAGGAAAAGAGGCCACTGCGTTAGCAGCAGCCTCCAGTTCACGCAGTCGCCGAAAGGCGAACATGCCCATCAGACGCGCTTAAGCAGCACGGTCAGGATCACACCGGCCAGAGCGGTGGTGGTGCCAGTCACATCAAGAGACAGGCGGTTGCCAGCCTCAAGAGTGAGGTCGCCGTTGGTAGTGGTCAGAGCAGGGGTTTGCTCGGTAAGAGCAGTCCCCTTGAAGTTGATGGTGGTGCTCAGAAGGTCGTCACCAGCAGTGGCGGCCTCAGTGCCTTGGCAACGACGAACGGTGCCGGTTACAGCGCCAGCATCGGTGCCAGCAGTGGCGTGAACTTCACGCACTGCAACCACTTGACACTTAACGGGAGCAGTCCAAAATTGCACGTCTGCAATAGAGGATGCGCCGTAAAAAGTGGCTTCGAGATACTGCTCGGTGGACAGTTCAAACTGGGAAGGTTGTGCCATGGTTAGTTACCTCAATCGAAGTTGGAGGTGTTGGTGGCACGCACGATGCCGAGGTTCTTCAGCTCGTACACCTTCGACCAGTTGCTCACGGTCTCCAGTTGAGCGCGAGTCGGGTTGGTGGTGGTCACTCCCCACTTAGCGCCGACCGGGTGATAGCAGTAGTGCAGGTCAATCGACATGGCATCGCTCTTGGCGAGGATGTCACGATCGGTTTCGGTCTGCATTGCCATCTGCTCACCGCTGGCGACAGCGCCTTGAGTGAAGAAGTAGGTGGCATACTCGGTCGAAGAGCCGCTGCCTTCGGTTTGCACGTCGTCAGACACGATCACACGCAGACCCATGTAGGTAGGAACAGTGGGATTGCCATAGGCACCAGCAATGCTGCCACCAACGAAATCAGTCACCGAAGAGGTCAGACGGGCGTCGGTCTCGGTCACATAATCGATAGCCTTGCGCTCAACCAGGTCGTAATAGACCTTGCTGTGCATTGCAACGGCAGCGAGCTTGTCACCTTGATCACCCAGCAGGCTGCGGGCTTCAGCAACGTGACGAGGCGACAGGGTGGTAGGGGTATCACCCGATTCGCCGTCGATGGTCAGGCCAAAGAAAGCAGCAGAGCTGGAGGTGGTGCCGAGTGTGCCGAACACACCGCTTAGGCAGGACAGCAGATCCTTTTGGCGCTGGTTAGCGATGTAATCAGCGATCTTGGCGCCGATAGCGGCCATCGGGTCAGAACCAGCAGCAAGGGCTGCAAGGTCACGAGCCTCAAAGGCGCGGCCACGGTGCAGGATCACGCCGACTTGCTTGTCAGCGGTGATTTTGCCGGGGGTCAGGGAGGAGCTATCGGTCAGCACCTCGAAGTCACCGGAAAGATTGGCTTTCCAGAAGGGGACGTTGATAAAATCACCACCCTCGGTAGCGTTCAACTCCGCCATGGGCTGCACCACGCCGCTAGCCAAGAAGGCATCGCGCTGAGTGGTTTGCTCAATAACGTACGGAGTAAAAATCTCGGGGATGATGATGTCAGAGCGAAGAGTCGCCATGATGAATCACCTGGGATGTTTACGGGTGTGGGCGCAGCCCTAGGCTCAATGCGGCGCAGCCATCACGAGCAGACACTGAAATACTAACGGTTAGCTGCTGCCTTCATGCGCTCATAAAGATCACGGTCTGTACGGAACAGGCGTGATTGCTCGGTCAAGTTAAAGGTTTCGCGGCTGAATGGATTGCTCATGCCAGATGGGATGGCGCCACTGCTGCCGCTAGTTGGTGCACCGCTGCCCTGCGGCTTCGGCTGCTTTTGCATCCATGCGGGTAGCGTCTTGGCCCACTCGGCGACGGGTTTGCGCTCATAGCCGTCAACCACGACGACAGTGCCATCAGCTTCACGCTCGATGGATTCCGGCTTCAGCTTGGTCTTAAGCACCATGTCGGGGTCATGCACGATCTCGGCCAGTGCCGTGACTGCCGGCGTCACGAGTTCTAGCTCGCGGACTCGGGCTTCAAGTTCTGAGATGCGCTGGTCCTTTTGAGCCGTCGCCTCACGGAACTGCTGCTCCAGAGCCTGCCGGGCTTCTTGGTACTTGCCTTGTGATTCGAGCTGCTGCTGCTCGTAGTTGCGCTTGAACTCCAGCAGTTCATCAACATTTACTCCATCTGGCGCCTTGGATTTCTTTGCTGCACGCAGCTCTGCAATCAGTTCTTGATTCTTGCGTTCTAGCGCCTCAACACTGCGCTGCAGTGCGTCGGCAGTTGCACCCTCAGTAGCCGCAGGCTCTTTGGTTTGTTGTTCATCAGACATGGATAAGCCGCAGGCTTAATTACGCTGTCATCGTACCAGCAGCCAGGACAATGGCCCGCGAGTGGAATACACCAATCCGCGAACCTTGGAATCCGTTGATTAAGGAACTGCTAAATGCAATCGATCGCCATGAGCGGTTATATCGCCAAGATGGCAATGGCTGGCACGCTGCAAAAGCGCAAGATCTGCGCTGGTATGTCGCAGAATTAAAGGATTGGATTCATTGCCAAGAGGCTACCACTTCTCCTTGTCAGCCCAATACGCAGCAGACATCTTGCCCTTAGCGATGTTGCTGGCATGACGCGCCTTGAATGATGCACGGCGTGCTGCTGCTGCTTTGGACTCGCCCTCGCGTGATGGACTGCCGCTAACTCCCTGCTGCCCGAAGCGGATCAGTTTTACCTTGTCGCCTTCCTTGGCGAGCACCGCGTGCGATTTGTTCGGATGCTTTGGCGTCCGCTTGGGCTTGTTGTAGCCGTCAAACTGCTCGCCGCGGTAGGTGATGCTCATTTGCGCTTTGGTTTCTTTGCAGTCTTAGCAGCAGCCTTGAAGTCAGCAGCACTAGGACGATCAGGGTCACCCTTGCGTGCCATGCGCTCCTTGCTGCCAGCTTCAATGCGATTGCGCTTAGCGGCGATGTTGGCGTAAAGGCCAGGTTTCTTAGCCATCACTTTTTACCTTTGGGTTTGCGTGTTTTGCCAGCCTTGCTAAGCGCAATGGCGATGGCCTGCTTCTGCGGTTTGCCTGCCTTCATCTCAGCTTTGATGTTGGCCGAGATGGTCTTCTGAGAGCTACCCTTCTTTAACGGCACCGTACCGAGCGCGTAGTTGATCTAAGGTTAACTCTGACCCGTCATCGCGGACTAGCTTGGCGATGGCTTGATCAGGCCCGCGATCTTCGGCAAGCCTTCTAAAGTATTTCGCCTTCTGAGCGCCTAGCGCTTTCGCTTGCCGGGCCAAGAGATCTGCGTTGGATTCGCCCTTTTGTTTGTTTGCCAGCCAGTCGCCATAAGACACATCCGCCGGCACCTGACCACCTGCTGCTGCGCGTTTGCTGGGTGGTGGTGGGTCAAAGCCCAGCTCTTTGTAGTCGATTACCGGGACCGTTGTTGATCGGCAGTTGAAGTGCTGCGGCGGTGTCGGGCCTTTGCCGTATTCAAACTCGCGGCCATCCAATGCACGGCAAATGCTGCTGGTGCGGGTGTCCAGTGTTGCCACATAACGATACTTCTTAGTGATGTCTTGATTGGCCTCATACACCTGCTGACTAGCTGCATTGGCGACTTGGTTGATGCTGGTGCGCACAAGGCTAACGATCTGATTGTCGGCAACTGCTGTTGCCTGGCCGCCTGCTGCAACCAACTGCTTGACGGTCTTGGCCTGCTCGCCAAATTCAAGATTTCCGATCAGCCGCTTGGCGATGGCTGGCGTGGGCTCGCCCGTCAGCAACCCTTGCCGCACGACTTGCGAGAACTGCTCAGCCTGATCAACGGCAATGCCGCGGAATGCTTTGGTGACCACTTCGCCATTGGGCAGCGTGATCGTGGCGCCTTGCGCTGCAGTGAGACTGAATGTTGCCGGTGCACCTTGCACTGCGGCAAATAGGTCATCGCTCAGCGCCACCACGTTGATCTGCGTCGGATCAGTGGTGACAACCGACTGCGCAAATTGCGGGCTGATCTCAACGGTACGCACTGCATCGCGTGCACCTGTTGGTAGGGCACGTGCTAACTGATCGGCTACAAATTCCGATTGCAACTGCGCAATGCCCTGTAGCTCAGTTGCCGTGATCTCCGTTGCGTCGCCTGCCCATGTGCCTAGCGAGTCTTTGAGCTGCGCAAGTATCGCCCGCAGCCGTGCTGCCTTGACTGGCGCGGACAGCTCATCAATGGTGCGCAGCTGATTGACCGCATCAATAATGATGTCGTTGTAAGCATTGATCACACGCCGCGCAACGCTATTGCTGTAGCGGTTCAGGTCAATTGCGTTGCGATACAGAGACTCCGGTGTGCTCATTGATAGATGCCCAGATCTTCGGGTTGATAGCCGCTGCGGATGCTGACATTAGCGCCTTGCTTCAAGGCAGTGCTCACCAATGATGCAAATGCGTCATAACCGTTTTGTCCGTCTTCCATCAAGGTGACTTGATCCACTTCATCTGCCTTGCCATCTTTGTACCAGGTGATTCGCACGATGGCTAAGACTTCTTCAGGCAGTGCACTGACGTGATAGTCAAGCTCCTGCTTCCTCGGTTTCCTCGGTTCCATCCAGATCATCAGTTCCACTAGTTGATCCGTTATCCAATCCAGCAGGTTGAAGATCAAGCCCCGCATTGGCTGTAGCCTCAAGCTCCTCGTCTACGTTAAAGTCATCGCCCAAGACATCGCCCTCGGCAAGCTCACGCAGTAGGGTTTCCTGCGTGATGGTGCCTGCAGTGTAAAGCTGCAGCAGTGCTTGGATCTCCTGCGGCTCAAGGCGTGTGCCGAGGAAGTCGCGGTTGACATAGCTGCTGCCAGGTGATGTGTTATTGCCGATGTACTGCGCATGAAACTGCAGGCAGTTGTCGATCATGTCCTGTACGTTCTGCGCGATCACCATCATGGTGCTGTCGCCTTGACTGCGATCAATGCGCTTTGCCTCAGCAGTTTCAGCCGATAGCTTCTGGCCGAGCACTGCCGATAGCCCTAGCTCGTTGATCTGCAGTGCAAGCTGCTCAAGCCTGCGGAACTGGTAATCAAAGCTGCGTCCTTGAGGCTCGATGTATTCAGCTCGACCATCAGCAGGGAATGCGATGGCTTCACCGGGTCCAGCGCTGACTTCCTCTGCTGCAGACGGGAAGCCATAGAACGCCAGCATCGGCACAGCGCTGATGTGGAGCTGGTTGTCGAGGTCGCTCTGGATCTGATACGCCTTGAGGTTTAGCTCGGCGATATCTTCCAACGGCGGACGTGACTCCATGAATCCATGGCGTTGCGCATAGGCGACGCTAAACGGGATCTCGCTAAGGCTGGTGCGGCCTTCGTCGACAATTTCAAACTCGCCGTTGTCTTGTTTCTGGTGAAGTTGAAACTCACCTGGCGTCAGTACGCGGATCTGCTCCACTGCCTTCTCGCCGAACTCGCCATCAGGCACGGTGACCATCTCAGCCAGTCGCAGCTGCGTTAGCACCTGCCGGCCTTCCTGCTGCTCAGCACGCCAGCCAAGGATCTGCCGTGGTGTGTAGCTCACCCAGTAGGGTCTCCCCCCATCAGCAGGTGCATCCACCAGTACACCAACGTGGCCATAACGGACCATCTTGCGGGTGGTTTCGTAGGTCCAGACGTTGAGGTCATTGCCTTGGAGGTCAACATCAAACAGCTGCTCGCGGATCACATCAGCGGTGTCATCCAGCCTTACGGGCTTGCGCGTCAACATGCCGGCCAGCATCCGCTCTAAGCGTTGATAGAACGGCGGGCATACGCTACGCGCTAGGCGGTTGTCGTAGGACTCATCCAGCTCGCGGGGTTCCTGCGGCAGGTAACGGCGATGCTTGCGGCGCATCCCATAGGTGCCCTGCATCAGATCTTCAATCAGGATCCAATGCGCCTCTTGTGCGTACCATGCAGTATTGGCATCCTGCACGCGAGTAACGCGGCGCTGCGCAATTGGCCGGTCGTATGCGTTAAAGCCGGTGTACATTACAGCGCCGCAGTCATAGGTGCAGTTTAAGCAGCAGTCAGCGTAATGCTGTTGCCGCGTATCTTGATGTCAAACTCAGCGCCGGGTTCATAGCCCATCTCGCGCATGTAGCCGTCACCGATCTGCAGCTTGCCGTTGAATTGCACCTTGGCTTTATAGGTCAACTTGCGGCCTTTGCTAGCGGGCTTGCCGCCTAGGTCAACACCTTTGGCTTCCAGCAGCGCCTCATAAAACTGCGTGAATGCCAGACGATCCTTGATGAGGTAGCCGCAAGCGCGCACCAGTTCGGACTTAGGCGCATCGCCCAGTTCTTTGACCTTGGCGAGTAGTTCAGCACCCTTGAGCATGGGTAGGGGTAATGGTTGGCGGAATCAATATAGTCTGATGCCAGTGCTGCGGCCAGCACCTGCGTGCAATGGGTTGAATTCGCGCCATACAAGGTAGCCCAGTGCGTCGTTCATGTGGTCATGGCCGGCATCCTTATCTGGGTCACCCTTGTCGGTGTAGCACTGCAGCTCTAGGCATTCGATCAGCCGCTTGCAGCGCTGGTGGATGGTGAGCCGGACTTGACCCTTGCCGTTTTCCAGCAAAGCCTGAACAGCAGCCACGCGATCACGGACGGGAGGATTTGCCCGTGGTGACTGGTTTGACATGCCGTAGGACTCCAGGATTTGGATGTCGGTTTGGCTTGCGTTGGTGCTGCGGTTGCCGCCGCTGGCATCTGGGTAGATGTAGATGCGCCGCTGCGGGTAACGCGCTTGGATCTCTTGCGCCAATGCGTCGGTGTCATGGGCGCCGCTAATCTCATCAATCACTAGCAGGCTGCTGCCGCTGCGGACGCCGATCACAGCAGACATGTTGCCAACGTTGAAATCAACGCCAATACGCAAGGGCTCGCGGTCAAGGTCGGGCAGCTCAGCCACCACGTGCTTCTCACGGCTGAAGCGGTCATAGATGGTGCCCGTGGTGAGGTTGACGAACTCTCCATCCAAATAGGCCCGCAACAGGTTGGGGTCGTAGTTGGCCTCTAGTCGCTCGATAAAGTCCGGCGGCAGGTGCGGATTATCCGCTGACCGCATCTTGATCAGCTTGCGGTCATTGCGACCTTTGGCATCCTCGCTGCCGAATGTGTTCCACATCCAGCGGAAGCCCTCCGGTGTGGATGCAGCCCCAAACTGCCGCACATTGCCTGACCGCAAGCGGCCAAGGATCTTAGGAAATGCCTTGTTGGCAATGCTTGGCGTCACCGTGTCGATCTCATCAGCCAGCACCCATGCAAGGTTCAAGCCGATGATGCGGCTCCAGTTCTCGAAGCTACGGCACAGGATCTTCGTGTCGCCGCCTGGTAGGTGCAGCATGTATTCCGGCAGCGGGCTTGCCCTGAAGGTGTACGGGATCTCATACGCCTCCAGAAATTGCTCGAAGTCGTTCTGCCAGATATCACGGATCAATGGGCCAGTCGGCTCCATTACTGCGCCGATGAAGCCTTGATTAGCGGCTGCAAGCATGACAGCTTTAGCGCACAATGCACGTGTCTTGCCGGCGCCATAACCGGCTGAGATGCCAATGATCTCTGTTGCAGTGTCATCTACAAACGCAAGCTGGCCAGGGTGCAGATCAGCCCGGATGCGGTTGAGCAGATCGCCCGTGTCTTCTTGCGTAGCAACATCCATAAACCCAAGCAGCTTGCCGGGTTCAACAATGCCGGCGAGCAAGCTCACGAGATCTCAAACCGCAACAGCTTGGCCTGGTCTTCTAGCGCTTTAATTGCAATGCTGAGATTGCCTTTAGCGCGTGCTTCGCGTTCGTAATCCTGCAGCCTCGCTAGTGCGGCTTGCAGCCATTGCGGGCGTTCTAGTTCCGAATCAAGGGCAATCAGCTTGCGCGCTTCCGCCATGTAATCGCGCACTTGGCGCTCGCTGACGCCCCACAGCTCGGAACCGTGTTGAACGATCTGATGGTGGCTGTGAGCACGCAGGATGAGTTCATAAACCACATTGACGCGGTTCTGAATCTCATCCTTGGTGCTCTTCTTTGCCATCTATTAGCCCTTAATTTGCACAGGCATTACAAGATACGTTACACCATCCATGCCGCTAGGTGTCAGCACCACGGGTGTGGTTGCCGTATTGGCGTGCATGGTGATGGCTTCTGCGGGCTTGAACGCCTTGATGCCGTCTAGCAGGTAGTGGACGTTAAACGCCCATGCGCCCTTTGCGGTGCCGTCTACCTTGAGCAGCTCTTTGCCGTTGTTGGCATCGGCTTCGGCGGTGATGGCGATGGTGCCACCTACTGCCTCGATCTTGACGATCGAGTTGTGCGCATCTGCGATGACGGCAACACGCTCTAGTGCACGTGTCAAGCGGCGACGATCAGCGGTGATGGTGCTGGTGAAGTCAGTGGGCAGCAGTTTAGCCACATCTGGGTAGGTGCCATCTAGCACGCGGCTGTAGATGGTGATGCCATCGCCGGCATCAATGACGGCTTGACCGGCTGCCATGGCGATGGTGACCACGCGATCCTGCAACAGGCGCATGGTGCTGGCCGGTAATACCACGTCGAGGCCAGTGGGCAGGTCGATCGGGTAGCGCATGAGGCGATGCCCGTCAGTCGCTTCCATGTGACCGCTGCCAAGGTGGATGCCTTGGAGCATCTGCTTGCTGGCATCGGTGCTGGCGGCTGCCATGCAAGCGCGGATACCAGCGGATAGGTGCAGATCGCTCGTAGCAGCGTCTACAACCGGCATGGCGGGGTAATCCGCCGCATCCGCCGCTGCAAGCCCGTAGGAGCCGCTAGAGGCCGTCAGAGCGCCATCTGCGAGGGTCAGAGCCTCATCGCCATCAAAGCGGCTTACAAGGCCAGCTAGCAGCCGATACGGCAGCGCTACGGCGCCATCAGTGTCCACTGCAGCAGGAATGGTGACGGTGATGCCGAGATCAAGGTTGAAGCCGGTGATAGTGAGGGTGCCAGCAGCGGCATTGATCAGGCAGCAATCAAGGATCGGGTGTGAGCTGCGATGGCCAACAGCAGGCGCAATGGTGCGGAGCGCGTGATCGAGATCAGCTTGGCAGGTAGTGGCTTTCATTTGACGGTGGCGGCAGTGACGAGGCTGGTGATGATGCGTTCGTAATCAGCGGCGAAGCTATCCACGAGATCCATGGGTAGCGGTACGCCGTCATCAATGGCGTTATCGGCAATGGCTGCGGCATACGCAACGGCTTGCGTCATGACGTCATGCAGCCGGTTGATCACCGGTTGTTGCTTGGCTGG